AACATCTATGTCAAGAATAAACAACTGTTTGCGGAACTTGAGTTCGATCAGGGTGACGAGTTCGCCGTCGAGATCGAGCGCAAGATCCGTGACGGGTTTCTCAACGCCGCCAGTATCGGTTTCATCCCACGACGGATCGTGCGCGGCGAAACAGTTGACGAACCCGACGAAATCGTAGAGGCCGAACTGGTGGAGTTTTCCATCGTCTCGGTTCCTGCAAACCCAAGCGCGTTGGTAGTGAGTCGCAATCTTCGCGGCCAACTGCAACAGGCGCTTAAAGAAGTCGAGGAAGTACGCTCACAACTCGACGGGAACAAGATTCTCGTTGACCGTGAGGTGTACGAGCGACTTATGGAGTACCACAACCAGAGGCAAGCAGAGGTTGCCGCACCGGAAGTCCCTTCGAAAGAAGCCGCTTCCGATGCCCCTTCCGTGATGCGCGTTGATCTGGACGATCTCCGCACAGTTATCGCAGAGATGGCCGAAGCCAAGAGGGAAGCCATCGTAACCGAAATCAAAAAACTTATTGGAAGGGCATAATGGATGAAAATGTCACTCCCCAGGAAGAGGGGAAATCCGTTGTCCTCGATGAAGGTCTGCTCAGTATCATTCGGGAAGCCGCCACGGTGAAGCCGGAAGATATTCGGGCCGCACTTCAAGAGGTCGGACAGAAGGAGCGCAAGCTGCCTGTCTTTGACGAAGAACAACCCCGCGAACTCGTTCGTGGCAAGTATTCGATGGGGCAGGATCGTGCGCTCGAAGGAGAAGCGGTGTGGGCCAACACCTACATGCTGCTCAACGGAGTGGCAACGCAGAATCCGGCAGACGTTCGCAAGTTCCAGACGCAACTCGCCCTTGTCGGTGAGTACGGGTCGGACTGGCAGGAGAAAGCCAAAACCGAACAACGAGCCATCATGCTCACCAGTTCGGAAGGCGCTCCCTTCCTTCCCACGACCGTAATCAACACGATTCAGGACGTGGCCAAGGAAGTCGGTATCGCCCGTCGGCTTGCGACGACCTACACGATCATCACAGGTGACGCCAAGGTTCCGAACGTATCGGGACGACTGACCGCCTTCGCGGTGAACGAGGCCGCAGAAATCAAGGCTCGCAAAGCGGCCTTCAGTTCTGTGACGCTCGACCCGAAGAAGTGGGGTGTCATCTCGCCGTGGTCGAGTGAAATGAACATCGAAATCGGTGCGCAGTTCATTCAAAAGGTCGTCCAGTTGGCCGCAGAAGCGTTTGCCGACCTGGAAGATCAGTCGGTCTTTACCGCAGACGGCACCGCGACCTATCACTCCCTGACCGGACTGTTGAACAACGGTTCGATTGGCGAGCATTTGATGGCCACGGGAGACGGCGCGTTCACGGACATCGACTACGACGACCTGCTCACGATGCGGCAGCAGCCCGCCGTCGGCGTCCGTCGGCGCGGGGCGTACGTGTTCCACCACGACTTCGAGGTGCAATTCCTCAAGTTGAAGGATGGAGCCGGACAGTACATCTTCCCGCGTGAGTCCGGTGTCAACAATATCGCGGGTCGTCCGGTGTACTACACCGAGGCGATGCCGGATCTTGCGGATACCGCTCTGTCCACGTCGTTCGGTCTGTACGGCGACTTCTCGTACGTCACGATGGGTCTTGGGCAATCCCTGACCGCCACGCTTCTCACCGAAGCGTCGATCAAGGATGTCGATGATTCGACGGTCATCCGCCTTGGTATGACCGACTCGATGGCCCTGCGCTTTATTGCGTATTGGGATGTCAAGTTCGGCCTGACGACTCCGTTCGCCAAGATCACAACGTCGTCCAGCTACACCTGATGGGTGATTCTGTACGGTATATCATGCAATCGAGGGGAGGCACCCGTGGCTCAGTCACGGGTGTCTACCGTCGATGGGTGCCGGAGCAGGTTATTGTGGCTCCTGACGGTGAGTTCAGGCACATCCCGCGTGACAGATACCGCGTCGAGAATCTTGGTGCGTACGAGACGCGGCCTATGCGTCCGGCTCCTGTGATCGAGATGGTCAAAGAAGAACCGAAGCCGGAGAAGAAGCCTGCGGCGAAGAAGAGGCCAACAAGAACATCGACAACGAAAAGAAAAAGCACGAAACCTAAGAGTTGACATTTCAAGTCAGTCGATAAGCCTGACCTGAATCGGTCAGTCATTAACGAACACGAGTGATGCAATCTTATCTGACTGACTTAATGCAAGAGCAGACCCGTCAACTGTATCCGAACGATGCAGGGGTGTTGCTCGGCCCGCCCTCGATTTCTGTGGCCCCGACAGCCGAACCCGTCTCTCTGTCGGATCAGAAAAACTACATGAAGTCGCCGCCGTCGGCGGATGACGCGCTGATTACGCTGCTCATTAAGGCAGTCCGGTCGCAACTCGAAAAGAAACTCAATCGCGCCTTTCTGAATCAGACGCTTATTGCGTCGTTTCGCGGCCCGATGAAGTTCTGCGCCCTTCCCCGCGCTCCCTACGTCGCCTCATCGTTAAGCAAGGTCGAGTTTGTCGTAGATGGAACGGCCACCGTCCAGACCTTGACAGATTTCTTTGTGGACGACTCGGCCCATCCCGCTATCCTGTGGAAGAACGGCCAGGGCACACTCTATTCAGACAGCAAGGGGTACGTGCGCGTAACCTATCAGGCCGGATACACCGTTTCCACCTTGCCGCCAGAACTGCAAGTGGCGGTCATGCGGATCGTGGACGACCTCTACGAGCAGCGCGGCGACATCCTTGTAGGCAACGCCGTTGCCCGCGCAATCAACGATTCCCGCTCCATGTGGGAGCATTTGGTGGTGCATACGATTTGAGACGGAACGGCCAACATAGATTCCAAGCCGAAATTCAAGGGCGGCATGTGTTTCCGAACACAAGCACCGCTACGCAGCTTTCGCGTTACGGGTGTCTGGATTCGTCGGGCGATGGCGTAACCCTGGAAGATGCGTTCTCTACGAACGATCTGACGCTGACCACCCCGACCTTTTCCTCGCTCGGCGTGGCAGATGCGGCCATCGTCATCCCCGATTCGGTATTCACCGACAGTCATGCAGCGGTCGTAATCGCCTGTAAGCCATCTCAGGCGAGCGAGACGCTTCTATCTCTCACCGATGGCGTGGATACGCTTACTGTGACGTTTACGGACGCCACAGACGTTCTCACGATCACGTCGGGCGCGGCAACCGATGCCATTACGGGCGTGGTGACGCTTGGTAAGTGGGTTGTTTTCACGCTTGAGGTCAACGGCGCGACGGCGGCGAGATTGAAGGCGTATTCAAATACGACCGGACAACTCAGTTCGGTCAGCATCGTCCCTGAGTTTGATACCGATCCGACACCGGATGCTTCGGTCTTGACGATCAACCCTGCGGCCAATGCCACGGTGTACGGACACATCGTTGCCTACGACGTTGCGGCAGGCGGCTTCGATAGCGACGAACTGGATCAGGTGTACCGCGCCATTCAGCGGCAGATGATCGACCGGAGCGTTCAGTTGATTAACGTCAAACTGGCGTCCGGCTACGACGATCCTGACGAGTTTGTGACGCTCGATACGGTCTGGTGCGACTACCGCCCCGTGTCGGCTTACGATCAGTGGCGACACGATCAGATGGGCATCAAGGTCACGCACAGCGTTGCCATGCGGTACAGGAGCGACATCACGGGCGACATGCGGCTCGTGATCGACGGAAAGAACCTGTACGTCAGGGGCATTAAAGACCCCGACAATCGGCAGTATGACCTCGAACTTCGCGTGGAGGAAAGGTGATATACAGAGTCGAGTTCCCGAACGCCATCATCCGTCAGCACATGCGAACCCTGACCAAAAAGGGCGAAACGCTGCCGAAGGAAATCAGCGACATTTTTGCGGCTGCGGCCAACGAAATAGCGACGGAAGGCAAGAAGATGCTCCGTGACGCCGGAAGGGTGGACACGGCAGAATTGTATTCGGGCATCCGCGTCGAGTATGGCCCGAATCCAGTCCCGCACACCTACACGACCGCAGACGGGCGCAGTATCACCAATACGCTCGGTGTGGATTTGAAAGAGGGGGAGGTTGCTGTGGGTGTGCGGGGTCGTCATGCGATTCCGATCCATCAGGGGTATATGCAGCCGAACGGCCCGCCCATTATGAAACTGGTTCCGTGGGTGCTGCGCCACGTCAAGGGCATCGACAAGAAGCAGGCCAAGTCTATTGCCTGGAAGATTGCCCAAAACCTGAAAGGCAAAAGCGTACCCGCGATCAAGTATCTGGAATTTCCGGCGATCAAGCAGCGGGAAGTGGTGCGGCAAGAACTGATTAAGATGATGCGCAGGAAATGAGAAGCCCGCAGTTAGCATTACATAACGCCATGTATCAGTACGGGGTGGCCAACCTGTCTACGCCGCTGTTTGAGCGGGTGTCAGACGGTGTGGCGCGGCCCTACATCGCGTTTGCGGAAATGTACGAGACGCCGCTTGGCGATAAGGCGTCGAAGCATCGGCAGGTGATTGTCAACTTCCGGTGCTATTCGGACAAGATCGGTTCGAACGAAGTGCAGACGATGATGAACGACCTGATTCAGACGTTCGCAGAAGTGCCGCTCACGATCAGCACATGGCAATGGATAGATACGGTTTTCAGGGATTCAACGAACGTTGGCCCTGATGTGGTCGGGGATGAGATAGTAGAGCGCGGCGATGTGTCATTTAATGTCCAACTTCAAGACTTAACCTAAACCGTTATGGGAACGACGCAGAAGGGTAGGGTATTCGGACTCTACATCGCGCCAGAGTCAACAACGACTTTTGGCTTGGTGGGAGGGGCCAGAACGTTGCAGGTGTCGGCAGGAACGGATACAATCGACGTGGCTTCGAAAGACACGGATGATTGGGCCGATTTCATCGCCGGACGCCGCGATGTGACGATCCGAACCGATCACCTGTACCAGTACGACGATACGGCCCAGGATACGCTCTATGATGCGTATTTCGGCACCCGCATCGTGGAGTTCCGTATTTCCAGTGGCGTGTCGGGAGACAACCACATCGGCGGTACGGCCCTCATTACGCGCTACGACAAGAACATGGACGACAACGACGTGGCACAAGCGTCGGTGGAACTTCGTGTGAAAGGAGAAATGTGGCGCACCACAATCACTTGATCCTCTTGAACAATGAAATCAGAAGCGAAAGGATACTTTCCCATCACGCTTGAAAACAGCGATGGGGAAGCCGTAGAAACGCATCTTCGCTATACGATGGAGTCGTTGTGGGAGATCGAAGAGAAGTACGGCCCGCAGGGAGAAGTCCGTGTAGACGGAGCCTCCATCGGGCAGACGGCTTTCTTCATTTGGGCGGGGCTTCGTCACGACGAAGAACTGGCCGACAGGTCGCCCAAAGAGATCGCCGGGATGATTCCATTCGGGCGGCTCAAGGCGATGCTTCCTTCCATCAAGAAGGCACTCGAAGCAGCATTCGGCGCGGCGTCGGATGGTGAAGAGGGGGATGAAGAAGAAGTCCCTTTAGAGGGCCGGAAGCGTGGCAAAAACTGAAAGAAACAGCGTTCGGTGAATTAGACCTTACACCGGACGAGTTCTGGAACATGCTTCCGTGCGACTTCAAAGCGAAGGCGAACGGTCGTGCTGCCGCTGAAAAAAGACAGGCGGAAACGATGATGCAGGTGCTTGCGGTACATGCGGCGTGGGTTATCAACCATACTGCATGGGGCTTGAAGTTTGCCGTGCAGCCATCGCAACTGCTTGGCCCGTCATTCGGTGGTGGGAAGGGTATGGAGTTTTCGCAGGAGGATTGGGACTACTTGAAATCGCTTGAGGCGAACTGATGGCGGGCAATCAAGACTCGTTTGTTTACACCTTCTCGTCTACGGGCGAGCAGGGAGTCGTAAAGGCGTTCTATGAAATACGGGACGCTTCGGGGGCGTCTACTGCGCAAGCCAAAGCACTTGCCGAAGCCAACGCGCTTGTGGCAGCTTCCTCTCAGAAATTCGCTGCGGCCACCAAACAGGCCCAGTCCGGCCTGGAAAAAGCGACCGAAGCAAGCCGAGGGCTGAACGCCCAAACAAAAAACGTAAGCGAGGCGCAACGTCAGGCGCGGTTTGCCATGACGCAGCTTGGCCGTATCGGTAACGACATCCGGTTCGGCCCGCTTGCCATTGCGAACAACATGGAGGCCGTATTTCAGTCCATCGGACAGACTACGGTGGCCATGCAAGCGCTCAAGAAGCAAGGGTTGTCCACGTTCGGCGCACTAAAGGCATCCATCGGTGGCCCTGGCGGTATTGCAACGCTCATTGGTGTGGGCGTAACGATCCTGCTGACGTTTGGCGATAAGATCGCAGACCTGTTTGACAATAAACTGAAAAGTTCGCTCAAGGACTTTCAGAAGGTTGCCAAAGACGCCTTTAAGTTCGAGACATCGGATCTGGTCGAGTTGGTATTGGAGGCGGGGAAGGCGGAAGAGGCACTAAACCAGTTGCGATCTGAAATAAGCAAGGTGGAGGGTGACTTTGCGCAGCCCGTATTCCCAGGTTTTGCCAGGGAATTGCAGGCCATTTCGGACGACATTGACCGGAATGCGCTCGGCGTATTGGGCCAGATAATTGACGACTGGACGCCGACGATTGCGCAGTTCATCGGCAATTCCTTTAACAAAGCATTTGAACTGGCCGGGGTAAAGTTTCGGTTTGACCTACGGGAACCCCTTCTCGACGTAGACAAGCAGAACCTTATTCAAGAGTTCAACACACTACTTGAAGAGGTAGAAAAGGGCATTACCACAGAGGATGCAACAAAACGATGGAATGCACTTGCCGAAAAGGTTCTCGGAGACGCCTTCAAGAAAGGTGGCAAAAAGGCGGGCAAAGATGTTCTCAAAGGCATTCTCGATGGCATCACGGAAGATGCACAACTGTATGCCGGGGAGATCAACAGGGTCTTGCAGGAGGTGATAAATGCTTCGCCAGAGGCAAAGGTGGCGCAGGCAGAATTGCGAAGGGAAATAGAAGCGACGATCCGAGCGTTCAAGGATGGCACCCTTCCTGTCGTGCGATTCGTAGAAACACTATTGTCGATCAGCGACGAGCGGATTCATTCCTCGTCGGAAGCAATGGCGTTCCTTTCGGATGCGCTTGATAACGTGGCAATAAGCGCGGAGGATGCGCAAGCCCTGATTAAAGGATTTCTCGGTGAGGTGGAGAAAATTGCGCCACAGACCTTTTTGCAGGGGGCCGGAGCCAGAACCGTAACGGAAGTGGCCGAATCAGGCGAATTGAAAGCGAGGGAGGTCACATTCAATGAAGCCGCCGTCAAGCGGACGATTAAAGCCAGGGCAGAGGTGGAGAAGATTTCCCAATACGTCAAGGAGATCAACGCTTCCTTCCAGAACTTTGCCATCGGCCTGTCGGATCTGTTCGTGGACATTGCCTTCCGGCTCAAGTCGATGAAGGATCTTGCGAACGAGATCGCCAAGATCGTGTCGAACCTTATCAAAGACTTGGTTGCTGCTGGACTGAGACGGCTGTTTATCCAAGGCCTTTCGCTCATCGGTACGGGCGGTGCGGGCAGTTTGCTTCCGGCAGGTGGGGGCCGTGTGGTGCCAGATTTTGGCGGCATCCTGGGGCGTCCATCATTCGAAAATGTGGCGCTCAATGTTACGGGGCGTCTCGTGGGCAACACGAACGAGATTTACGTGGCGCTCGACAGGCACGGCGTTATCAACGGCCTTCGTCCCATCGGCGGCATTAGACAACAGGGCGGATAATGGCATACGCGAAGCGCCATCACAGCACATTCCAAGCACTCGGCGGCAACACGTTTACCGTCGAAATCTACGAGGATGGATACGGGGGCGCGTCCACTGAGATAACCCTTGGCGGAACGCCAGTCATTGCGAATTGGGGGAGCGAGGGAGACGGCCTGTTGCAATCGCATCGCGCTTTGACGGCCAGTGTGCAGATTGTCATGGCCAAAGGCAGCGCGGAAGAAACGCTTGTCGATGACATCATTGCGTCTGATGATGCGCAGTTCGCCGTCAAACTCGTAGAGGGAAGCACGACGCATTGGTTTGGCCCCGTCAAGTCAGAGGGCGTCGAAAAACCAATCGGGACGGGCGCTCAGGTTGCCACCATTTTCGTGTCGGATGGAATAGAACTTATCCGACTGGTCGGCACGTCTTTTAGTGGCAGACAACCCGTTCTGACGCTCATTGTAGAATTGCTTAATAAGTTGAACCTCGGCTTGCCCTTTACCACGTCGTTCAACTGGTATCCGGTGGGAGAAGGATTTACTTCTTCCGACGATGTGTTGACAAAGATCGACATCGACGTTACGCAACTCATTGCACGGTTACAGGATGAGGCGCAGGACGCAAGCGGCTACAATCTTCTGCGAACCGTTCTTGAGTCGTTCCAGTTGCGTCTATCACAAGCTGCCGGATATGGGTGGCTCATTGAGCAACGGGCACAGAAGTTCAATTCGAGCCAACCCATCTGGAAGTACAACAGTTCGGGTGTATTCCAGTCTACGGACACGATCAGTTCCATCGCCTACGATGATGTCAACCTGAAACAACAGGACGGGCAGACGACCGAATGGCTCCGCCGCTCCTACAAAAAAGCACGGCTTGTTTACAACCACGGCGTCTACTCCGACAATCTGCTTGAGAACTCCGACTTTGACGAGTTCGATTCCGGTGTGCCGGAGTTCACGTCATGGACGGCAAGCGGGTTTACTCCGTCCATTGGTTCGGTAGGCGATCCATACGGGCAAGCCTGTGAGATGCCGATCAATGTGGACTTGTGGGTAGATCCTGTTGACCGCCAAGTGTTTTATCGCACATTAGTTACGGAATACATATCGCAAAGAAGCACCCTTTTTGTGGGTGGAAATACAGGCGACACGCTCCGGCTTCAGGCTCGCGCCCTTGGTCGCGCTGCGGCTGAATCTGGCTTACGCGACCTTGAGATTGATAATTTCTACACTTGGTACTCCCTTCAACTGGATACAAAATGGTTGAACCGGAATACCATGACGTTCGATGACGTGTCGTTTGGCGAGGACAACAAGATCCCCGTCAATTATCAGATAAACGAGTTATGCAACGTCAATGAAGAATTTGATATAAGTTCTGTTCGTGGACAGGTAGAGGTGCGGCTGTGGGCCACCATTGACGACCATACGCCGAACGAGATATATCCCGGTGCGCCACGGAACCTGACCTCGTTCGCATGGGATGGGGTGCGCCTGGATTTCCTGCCGGGAGGAACGGCAGAGAACACGAAAAAAATCGAGGTGGTTTATGAGACAGGTCTGATCCCTGGCAACATAGACGAATATCTCGTAGACAAAGACTTCTACGTGGGCGACGGGCCGCACGTCGAACACGCGAGCCGCATCGAGATTATTTCCAACGGCAACGAGACGCAGGAATGGAAACTTGACAACAGCACCGCCGATGGGTCGGAACTGCCTTCATTGTACCGCCTGTGGGGGAAACAGGGCTTGCGCCAGATCGTCTCGCCGCTGCGTTGTTTCCGGCGCAGCTTTCGCGTTACGGGTGGCTTCCCCATTGAGTCCTACCGAGCCGTAGAAGAGGATGGGTGGAACTATGACCCTGTATGGCTTCGAAGGGATTATCGTAACGGTGTCTGCCTTGGGGAGTTCACGCAGGTACGCCAGGATTCCATTTCGCCGGGAATTGAAGAGGATCTAATCCCCAATACCGACGGGACGTTCTACCCGCCGAACATTCCGCCGCGCCTGCGGCTACCGTCTGCGCCGCTATATGAAGTGCAGGTGTCGCGTCGAGGCTTGGTGTTCTCTACGGGCAACCGCAAACCGGACTGGTCGAATCGTGTTTACTACCCGTTTT